TCAAACAGAAGTATCGCAAGAACGATCAGCAGGTAAACAAAAAGCCAAATCATTTATTGTAAGAAACCCTCTTACGTTAGAGTTAATAGAGGGCCACATCAAAGGTAAAAAAGGTGTTGGTGCTATCCCTATTAACGAAGAAAATAAATGTAAGTTTGGGGCTTTGGACATAGATCAATACCCTTTAGATCATAATGAATTAGTAGACAAATTAGAGGAACTCAAGGTTCCGTGTATCGTGTGCCGTAGTAAATCAGGAGGTGCACATATATTCTTTTTCTTTAAGGAGTGGATGAGTGCAGGAGATTTTAGAGACAAAGCTGCTGAGATTTCTTCGGCACTTGGGCATGGCAGGTGTGAGATATTCCCTAAACAAGAACAGATTCTTGTCGAGAGAGGTGATGTTGGTAACTTTATTAATCTTCCGTATTATGACTCGGATCAGACTCTTAGGTATGCCATTATCAAGAAAGAGGGAGAACACATCGAAGCAACATTATCTCAATTCATCGAAGAAATACAAAAAGTCAAGACGTTACCTAAAGATTTTTTAACTCTTCCTGTGGGCGGACCTGTTGATCTATTGCCAAATTATATACCTTGTTTAAGAACTAAGTTAGCTATTGGTGTCTTTGAAGGAGAAAGAAACAGAACGGCTTTTCATTTAGGGGTGTTCTTGCAAAAGCTTGATCCTGGTAATTGGAAAACAAAATTTGAAGAACATAATGTAAAAGATTTTAATCCACCTTTGTCGGCACAAGAAGTTGTAGCAATACAAAACACACTAGAAAAAAAAGAATATCAATATCTTTGCAAAGAAGAACCTATGGCCTCGCATTGTAATCAAGGTGTATGTAGAACAATGAAGTTAGGTATTGGTGCTACATCGATGCCAAGCATAAGTGGGTTGTCTGTGATCTTATCAGAGCCAAGACTATGGTTCGTGGATATAGGTGGGCAAAGACTAGAAATAACTACAGAAGAATTGCAAGCACCACGACTCTTTCAACGAGCATGTATGGAGCAATTAAAGGTAATGCCACCTAAATTAAAAGATGCGGATTGGGAAGTGACTGTCAATGATTTAATGGAAAAATGTAATGAGATACAAGTTCCCGAAGAGTTGACATACAAAGGACAATTTGTCTCTATTCTTGAGTCTTATTGTACAGGTCGAATACAAGCACAAACATTCGAAGAAATTATGTTAGGCAAACCTTATACAGAAGCAGAGGAAGCTAAAACTTATTTCAGATTAGATTCTCTTATGGATTTTATGAGACAGAAGAAGTTTGATTCTTACACGAGAGCACAAGTCCAAGAAAGATTAAAGGAAATGAACAACGAAGAAAGTTCTATAGTTAAAACATTTAAAACATCTTCTGGTAAATGGAAATCTGTAAGGGTTTGGTGGATCCCTGAGTTTGCTTCTGAGGTTGAAGTTAGTGAGATAGCTATAGAAAAAGAAGAGGCTCCTTTCTGATGGAAACAACAATATTCGGGCCACCAGGCACAGGTAAAACAACTAGTTTAATTAATTTAGTTAAAAACAAAATAGCAGACGGAATGGATCCTACCAAGATAGCTTTCATGTCTTTTAGTCGTAAGGCTGCAACAGAAGCAAAAGATAGGGCTACACTAGAATTAAGTTTAGATAAAGAACAAATGATTTATTTTAGAACCTTACATTCTTTGGCTTTTACATGGTTAGGCCTAGATGTTAAAAAAGTTTTTAAAGGTTCTGACTACAATGAATTAGGTAATTTAGTAGGTTTAGAATTTAGAAGTAATCCAACAGTAGGTTTAGAAGATGGGCCTTTGTTTCAAATTGGGGCAGGTGGCGATAAATATATGTCAGTCATACAAATGGCTCGTGTTAGAGAAGTGACTTTAGAAGAACAATTTAATGATACTTGGGATCACACCTTGCATTGGCAACAATTAAAAAACTTAGCTAAAGCATATAGTGATTATAAAGAAGCAAAGAATAAACTAGATTTTGTTGATATGATAGAGAAGTTTATCGAAGAAGGTACAAGTCCAAAATTTGATTTACTTATAATAGATGAAGCACAAGACTTAGCTCCACTGCAATGGCGAATGGTTAAGGAAATTTTAGTTCCGAACTCCAAAGAAATTTATTATGCAGGAGATGATGACCAAGCCATATATACCTGGATGGGTGTAAAAGTTGATGATTTTTTAAATGCTTCTAAAAATAAATTAGTGTTAAATAAATCGTATCGTGTACCGAGTGCCGTGCACGAGTTTTCACAAAACCTCATAAAAAAAGTCTCTATCAGACAATTAAAAGAATGGCAACCCACTAAAAAAGATGGCACTATAGAATGGCATCGAGATATACTTGATGTAGATCTAACTAGTGGCGAATGGTTGATACTTGCGAGAACTAATTATATCACAAATAAAATATGTACTCGTCTCAAAGAAGAAGGCTATCTCTATTGGAGAGAAGGCACTGGTTGGTCTATTTCCCCAAATGTACTTAACGGAATAGAGGTATGGCTTAAACTATGCAAAAACCAAAGCTTGTCTACATCAGAACTGAAGAATTTTGCGAAACTATTGAACCCGAATATTATCACGAAATCTGGGAGAAAAAGATTCTTCCATTTAGATCCCGAACAAACTTATACTCTAAAAGACATTATAGAGAAATGCAATTTGACCGCATCACACGAGACTCCGTGGCAGAATGTGTTGAAAGTATCGGATCAAGAGACGGCCTATATAATGTCAGCGAGGAGACGAGGGGAGAGAATACTGACGGGGACTCCGAGGATTCGGATATCGACAATACACAAAGCCAAAGGTGGAGAGGCGGATAACGTAGCTCTACTTCTTGACTCCACTAAAGCCTGTGTAGAAAGCTTAGACCAAGATTCTGAGACAAGAATTTTTTATGTCGGAGCAACTCGTGCTAAACAATCATTACATTTAATAGAATCAACAACTAAGTATGGATTTAATACATGAAAAAAGATAGAGAATTTTTCTTACGAGAAGCAGAGAAACTTATCAATGGACAGAGAGCCAAGGAATATGGACCTGCTAAAAAGAATCATCAACGTATAGCTGATATATGGACTATATTGTTGGATAAAAAATTAAATGGTGCAATTACTCCAGAGGAAGTTGTGGCTTGTATGATTGGTGTTAAGGTAGCGAGACTTGCTGAAGACATATCAAAGGACGATTCGTGGACAGATGTTATTGGTTATGCGGCACTAGGTGGAGAAATTATTAATGACAAATCATGATCAATATCATTTTTTAGACCAAGACATAAAAGATATGTCTTGGGGAAACATAGATTCTGATTGGACTCCTCCTCAAACCTTTCCAGATTTATCTCAATACGAAACAGTTTCAATAGACTTAGAAACAAAAGATACAAATCTATTAACACTTGGCCCTGGTTGGACAAGAAAAGATGGGTATGTGATAGGTGTTGCAGTTGCAGCGGGAGAAAGCTCTTGGTATTTTCCTGTTGCACACAAATCTGGTAACATGTCAAAAAACATAGTTTATAAATGGCTACAAAAATTATGTAATGATGAAAAAATAACTAAAGTATTTCATAATGCTTTGTATGATTTAGGTTGGCTTAGAGCAGAAGGTATAGAGGTTAAAGGTAAAATAATAGATACCATGATTGCAGCACCTTTGCTGGATGAAAATAGAAAATGGTATAATCTTAATTCTCTTGCTCGTGACTATTTAGGTGAGTTTAAAGATGAAAAACTTTTAAAGTCAGCAGCGGATGAGTTCGGTGTTGATCCTAAATCTGGTATGTGGCAGTTGCCTCCTAGATATGTAGGTAAGTATGCCGAGCAAGATGCTTTGATAACTTTAAAACTTTGGGATAATCTTAGAAAGAAAATAACTCAAGAAGAATGTTCAAGTATCTTTGAGTTAGAGATAGATCTATTACCTGTACTTTTTGAAATGAAAACAAAAGGTGTTCGTGTTGATGTAGAGAAAGCAAATAAAACTAAAAAAGAATTAACTAAACTTGAGAAATCACTTATAGATGAAATAGTCAAGGAAACTGGAGTCACGGTTGAACCGTGGGTCGCCACATCTGTAGCAAAAGTCTTTGACGCTGTGGGACTTCCTTATTCTCGCACAGAGAAGTCCGGGGCACCCATGTTTACAAAACAATTTCTTGCGAATAATACTCATCCTATTGCACAAAAAATTATAAAAATTAGAGAAATAAACAAAGCTAATACAACTTTTGTTGATACAATCCTTGAGCATTCTCATAATGGTAGAATACATTGTGATTTTCACTCCTTACGATCAGATGGTGGTGGAACTGTTACTGGACGTTTTAGTTCAAGTAACCCCAATTTGCAACAGATTCCTGCACGAGATCCTGAGATCAAAAAATTAATTCGTGGTTTGTTTATCCCGGAGGAGGGCCACA